GAAGTACAAGGTCGAAGAGGTATCACAGACTTTTTAGTAGTGTGTGATGAAACTAACAACACAGGCGAAGTAATTGATAGAAATGAATTTATTGCTGAGATTTTTGTAAAACCAGCAAGATCAATCAACTTTATCACATTAAAATTCGTTGCAACAAGAACTGGTGTGGCTTTTGAAGAAGTCGCTGGTTAAGGATTAGAGGAGAAATAAAATGGCAAACATTAATGATTTCAAAGCTAAACTAGCTGGCGGTGGCGCAAGAGCAAATCAGTTTAAGGTTACAATGCCTTTTCCTGGTTACGCACAGTTAGGTGGAGAAATAGAAGAACTGGCTTTCTTAGCAAAAGCAACTTCTATTCCTGCTATGAATATTGGTACAATACCTGTAAACTTTAGAGGTAGACCAATTAAAATCGCAGGTGATAGAACTATTGCAAGTTGGTCCGTAACATGTTATAATGACACAAACTTTAGATTAAGGGATGCTTTTGAAAGATGGCAGAACGGTATCAACAACATGACAGATAATGAGGGATTAACAAATCCAGCAGACTATCAAGTTGATTGTTTCGTAGATCATTTAGACAGAAACGGTAACACAATTAAACCATATACTCTTAGAGGATTATTCCCTACAGAGATTGGTGCTATTGCGTTAGATTACGACACAACGGATGCTATAGAAACATTTGACGTTACATTTGAATATCAATACTTTGAAACAAGAACAACTACTTAATAGTTGGATAAGTATTAATAGGAGAAATTAGTTATGGCTGAATTATTTGGATTTTCTATTACTAGGTCTAAGAAACAGACCGATCCAAAACAAAGCTTTACAACAACACAAGCGGATGACGGTACACAAACCGTCGCCGCTGGTGGTTATTTTGGTCAGTACCTTGACATGGAAGGTACTGCTAAAAGTGAAGCGGATTTAATTAGAAGATATAGAGAAATTGCATTGCACCCCGAGTGCGATATGGCAATTGAGGACATCATCAACGAAGCGGTAGTATCTAACGAACTAAAAGACGCTGTACGTGTAAACATTAGTAATTTACCATACGGCGCTGAAGTTAGACGAAGAGTTGAAGATGAATTTAAAGAGTGTTTAAGGTTGATGAACTTTAACACAAAAGGACATGACCTCTTTAGAAGATGGTATGTTGACGGAAGAATTTACTTTCAAAAGATTATAGACAGAAACAACCCAAAAAACGGTATTACAGAATTAAAATACATTGATCCTAGAAAGATCAAAAAGATAAGAGAAGTTAGAAAGAAAAGACCTGAGGGTGCAGGTCCTAACATGTTGACAGTTGTTGATGAATTTGTTGAATATTATTTGTTTAATGAAAAAGGAGTTTCAGGTACTACATCAGGTACAGGTATTAAGATTGCACCGGACACAATTTCATTTTGTCCATCAGGTGTTATAGACCAAAATAAAAATATTGTTTTATCATATTTACATAAGGCAATTAAACCTACTAATCAATTGAGAATGATTGAAGACTCGGCAGTTATTTACAGAATTGCAAGAGCACCAGAAAGAAGAATATTTAAGATTGATGTTGGTAATTTACCGAAAGTAAAAGCTGAACAATATCTAAGAGATGTTATGGCAAGATATAGAAACAAACTTGTCTATGACGCCTCAACAGGAGAAATCAGAGATGACAGAAACTATATGTCAATGTTGGAAGATTTTTGGTTACCGAGTAGAGAAGGTGGAAGAGGTACTGATATTACTACTTTGCCTGGCGGTCAAAATCTAGGAGAAACAGCAGATATAGAATACTTTAGAGCTAAGTTGTATAGATCGTTAAATGTTCCTGTAAGTAGATTAGAAGGATCACAAGGATTTAACTTAGGTCGTTCAACTGAAATAACAAGAGATGAACTTAAATTTACTAAGTTTGTTCAAAGACTAAGAAAGAAATTTACTGAGTTATTTAATGATATTTTAAGAACTCAGTTAGTACTAAAACAAATCATTAATGAGCAAGATTGGCAAAGTATAAAAGAAACAATACAATATGACTTCATACAAGACGGTCATTTTGCAGAGTTAAAAGATACTGAGTTGTTAATGGAAAGATTAAGACTTGCTGATTCAATGAGAGATTATGTTGGTAAATATTTCTCAGTAGAATACATTAGAAAAAATGTTCTAAAACAAAACGAAAGAGAAATAGAAGATATGAATAAACAAATCAAAAAAGAAATTGATGACGGTATCATATCTGTCCCCCAACAAGACATGCAAATGGAAGAAAAGGAATAATTAAATGAGTGAACATGTAAAAAATTTTATAGATCAAGTTGCTGGTGGAAACAACGTTGACGCTGGCGAAGCATTTAAAGACGCATTAAGAAATAAAATTGGTGACGCTTTAGACGCAAAAAGAAAAGAGTTAGCGAGCTCTTTATTTAATAAAGCAGACGCAACACCTGAGGCACAATCATTTAGCGATCCAAAACCAGAGATTGCTGATCCAGGAACTTTTAATCCTGATGGTTCTGTGTCAACTGAAAAAGATGGTGAAGCTCAAATAGACTTAACACAGGCACCAAATAATGAACCAGAGAGTCAGTAATCTTTTTGAAGAAAAGAAACCAATAGATTCAAACTCTTTTACTTCATTATCGCCTGTTATGAAAGAGGCAGTTGATACTGTCTTAAAACTATCATCACCTGAGGGAGATGTGGTAAAAACTTTTGATGAAGCAGTTGAAAAAGCTGCTACTGATTATAAAGTAAACAAACAAGATATTATTGATTACTTTGACAACGAATTAAAGGAACAATTAGGAGAATAAAATGGCACAAACATTTATAGTTAAGGGTAGTGTTATTGATAATCCAAGTGGCAATAATATCGGTAGAGCTAATTTCGTAAGAATTACAGCAACTGCTGATGTTACAGGTACAGTTTTGGATGCAGATGACAATACACTTGGACAATTTTACATGGAGAACGGTAACACCGTTATTATTGAAAAAAATCCTGGTGACAAAATCACATGCGCTACTTCAAAAGCTAGTGCTGTTGGATCACCAAGAAGTTAAGGATAAACAATGGCAGATACAGTTTCAGTACAAACTATAGCTGATACATCTGGTGTTAAATACGTTTGCAAGTTAACAAACTTATCAGACGGTACAGGTGAATCATTAGTTAAAAAGGTAGACGCTTCAGCTCTTACTTTTATGAGTGAAGATGGTAATAGAAAGATTAGTAAAGTATGGTATTCTATTAATACGAATAACAACAAATCTGCCGTTGAAATACATTGGGACGGAGAAACTAACGCAACAGCATTATTATTAAGTGGTAATGGTTATTGGGATTTAAGACCAAGTGGAAATGAGATACCTAATAACTCAACTACACCTACTGGTGATGTATTATTGTCAACAAAGAACTTTGCAGATGGCGATAATTACACGATTATTATAGAGTTTAGGTAAAAAACCTTATAAATAGTAATACAAGGAATAGAGAGATGAAATTAATATCCGAAGAAGTTTCAAATGCCGAGTATCTTGTAGAAGAAACTAACGGCAAGAAAAATTATAAAATTAAAGGTGTGTTCTTACAATCTAACGTTAAGAACCGAAATGGAAGAGTTTATCCAAAAGATATTTTGGAAAACGAAGTGATTAGATATAATAGAGAATTTATCAATAAAAAGAGAGCGTTTGGCGAATTAGGACATCCTGATGGACCAACTGTGAATTTAGAGCGTGTATCACACATGATTACTAAACTATCACCAGACGGATCAAATTTTATTGGTGAGGCAAAAATTATGGATACTCCATACGGTAAGATTGTAAAAGGTCTTATTGACGAAGGTGCTCAACTTGGTGTTTCAAGTAGAGGTATGGGTTCTTTAATACAGCGAAATGGCGCAAATTATGTAAAAGATGACTTTTACCTTGCGACAGCAGCTGATATAGTCGCAGATCCATCGGCTCCTGACGCCTTTGTACAAGGTATCATGGAAAATAAAGAGTGGGTTTGGGATAACGGCGTACTTGTTGAAAAGGATATTGACGCCTGGAAACGACAAGTGCGTGAAGCGAAACAAAGAAGTTTAGAAAATGCTAAACTAAAAGTCTTTGAATCGTTACTTAAAAAACTTTAATTTTATAAATATCTAATAAGAAAAAGAAATTTATAAACGTTTATAAACAAGAGGAGATTTCTCAAATGGCCGAAACAGAAAAGCAAATTGAGGCGCTGGAAAACGAAGCAGTGGTAGAAGCTAACGCAGCTAACCCACAGGCTGATGCTCCGAAGAAGAATGCTGTAGCGGCTGAACCTACTCACCTTAGTAATGAGGCGGAAGATTTAGGTCCAGCAGTTACTAAACCTACGGACTCTAATCCAGACGCAACTAGCAAGACTAAGCCAGTTTCAGGCGATGCTCAACAAAAAAACGCAGGCGCAGGTGATCCTATGCCTAAGTTAAAAGAAGAGCAAGACGAAGCTGAAGAAGGTTCCGAAGAAATCAAAGAAGTCAAAGACGAAGACGAGAAGAAAGAAATGGCAATGGACATGGATAAGAAAAAAGACAAAAAATCTATGAACGCTATGGCTATGAAAGCTTCTTACAATAAAGAAGAAGTTGAAGATGAAACAATAGATGTTTCAGCTGATGTTGACGCTTTAGTCAAAGACGAAGATTTATCGGAAGACTTTAAATCAAAAGCTGCAACTATCTTTGAAGCCGCTGTTAACTCAAAAGTTAAAGAAGCGAAAAAGAAGATGATGGCAGGTTATGAAGAAAAGTTAAAAGAAGAAACAGAAACTGCTAAAGCAGAGATGGTTGAAAAAGTTGACTCATATCTATCATACGTTGTAGAAGAGTGGATGAAAGAAAACCAAATCGCTATAGAGCGTGGAATTAAAGGCGAGATCGCTGAAGATTTCATATCTGGTCTCAAAAAATTATTCGAAGATCATTACATTGATGTTCCGGATGAGAAGTATGATGTACTAGAAGATCAAGCCACAAAAATTGAAACGTTAGAAAATAAACTTAACGAAGAAATTAACAAGAATGTTGAACTATCAAAGCACAACGGTGAGTTAACAAGACAAGACATCATTGATGAAGCGTCTAAAGAACTTGCTGAAACTGACAAAGAAAAATTTAACAAACTTGCTGAAGAAGTTGAGTTTTCAAGCGCAGATGAATTTAAGAAAAAAGTAGCTACTATTGCAGAAAGCTACTTTGGACAAAAATCTGAAACTTCTAGCGATTTAGATGATGTAGCGGCAGGCGAAGATACACAAAATGTGGATCTGACCGATGCTATGGCTGCTTATACCGCCGCTATTAGTAAAACTAAAGACATTAAGTTGTCGAAATAATAAGACAGAGGAGAGATAAAAGATATGTACTTATCTGAAACTTACGAAAAAAAATGGCAGCCAGTCTTAGAACACGGTGATCTACCAAAGATTACAGATTCATATAGACGTGCCGTTACAAGTGTTATCTTGGAAAACCAAGAAAGAGCACAAAAAGAAGACGCTGCTTTCATAAGTGAAGCTGCGCCTACAAACGCAACTGGTTCTGGTATTAGTAATTGGGATCCAATCCTTATTTCACTAGTAAGAAGAGCTATGCCAAATCTAATCGCTTACGACATTGCTGGCGTTCAGCCAATGACAGGTCCAACAGGACTTATCTTCGCAATGAGAAGTAGATTTACTTCACAGTCTGGTACTGAAGCATTATTTGACGCAGCTGATACTGATTTCTCAGGTAGAAACGCAGCTGGTTCAAGTGTTGATGGTTATTCATCAACTGCTGATTCAGGTACAAACCCAGCTGTACTTAACGATGGTTCTCCAGGAACTTACACTTCTGGTACTGGTATGTCAACTGCTGCCGCTGAGGCACTAGGTGACGCTGCTGGTAATGCATTTGCTGAAATGGCTTTCTCAATTGAGAAATCAACTGTTACAGCGAAAAGCAGAGCACTAAAAGCTGAGTACACAATGGAACTTGCACAAGACTTAAAAGCAATCCATGGTTTAGACGCTGAAACAGAATTGGCAAACATCCTATCTGCTGAAATCTTAGCTGAGATCAACAGAGAAGTTGTAAGAACAATCTACATCAACGCAGAAAAAGGTGCTAGTGCAAATACTGGTACTGTAAACACTACTTCAGAAGGTATCTTTGATTTAGATACTGACTCAAACGGTAGATGGTCTGTTGAAAGATTTAAAGGTTTAATGTTCCAAGTTGAGAGAGAAGCAAATGCTATCGCACAAAGAACACGAAGAGGAAAAGGTAACATCATTATCTGTTCTTCAGACGTTGCTAGTGCTTTACAAATGGCAGGTGTTTTAGATTACGCTCCAGCATTGAACAACAACCTAAACGTTGATGACACAGGTAATACTTTTGCAGGTGTTCTTAACGGTAGATTTAAAGTATACATTGATCCATATTCAGCAAACAATACAGCAAAACAATACTTTGTTGTAGGTTACAAAGGTACTTCACCTTATGACGCTGGTATGTTCTACTGCCCATATGTACCACTACAAATGGTAAGAGCAGTTGGTCAGGATACTTTCCAACCGAAGATCGGTTTCAAAACTAGATACGGCTTACAAGCAAACCCATTTGCTGAAGCTGGTACTGGTGACGCAGCTGTTATCAACGGTTCTGGTTCTGCTAACTCAAACAGATACTACAGAAGAGTACAAGTAGCAAACTTAATGTAATAGTTAAGATTGTTCACTTGAACAAATTTAGAAAGGGGAGGGTTGCAAAATCTTCCCCTTTTTTTATGCCTATTTGATGGATAAATATAAGTATGACAACTACAAATAGTTTTTCACGCCAACCTACTAATTTGGACTATGCAAGTCCAACGCAGTTTAAATTTAACATATTAAAACTGCCTAAAGTAGAGTTTTTTTGCACAGCCGTTAACATACCTGGTATTACACTAGGTACTGCTAGTATGGCAACACCACTAAAAGATATACCATTACCAGGAGATAAACTTTCATATGACCCTTTAAACATGACGTTTTTAGTAGATGAAAATTTAGAGAACTGGCAAGAAATACATGGTTGGATTAGAGGGTTAGGATTTTCTGATAGTTATGCCGATTACAGAGGTGTATTAGCTTCTGGTGCAGATAGATTTCCTGGTTCAGACGTGCCTAGTTTAGAAACTATTGGTAAAACAAAATATGGTACTGCTAAAGATGGTGGTACTTTTTCAGACGCAACGTTGACCGTATTGTCAAGTAAAAATAATTCTATAGTGGAAGTAAGATTTTCAGACTTATATCCAATTAGTATTACTGGACTTAATTACGATCAACAACCTACAGACGTGGATTATTTAACCGCTAGTGTAGTATTTGGATATAAAATTTACAATTTTGCATCCGTCAATTCTGCTACTACTAGTTTAACTACATCATAATACCCTTTACATTTTAAGGGTTTTGTGATATAATGAGCATATTATGGATATAGAACAATTACAAACTGAAGCTGATAAAGATTTAAAAATTAACGATACAGAGTTAGATTTAGAATCATTAAAAACGCCTCAATTACACAACAAATATTTAAAACACCTAAACAAGTTTAAATTACTTCTTACAAAATCTCAAGCAGAATTAAATACTTTAAGACGTGATAAATGGGAATATTATACAGGTAAAGCTGACGCTTCTGTATATGCACAAAAACCATTTGATCTAAAAATATTAAAAACAGATATAGACAAGTATTTAAATGCTGACGAAGATTTACAAAGATTATCACAAAAAGTAGAATACTTAACAACAGTAATAGATTTCTTAGATAGAACTTTACGTCAAATTACCAATAGAACATTTACTATAAAAAATGCAATTGATTGGCGGAAGTTTACTAGTGGTGCGATCTAATGTATACCAAGTACGATTACTGGATATTTCGTGGCTCTATTGATAAGGAAGTCTGTAACAATATTATTGAAATAGGCAAATCACAAATAGAACAAGATAAAGAAAAAGGTATAGACGTAACAGGTCTTACTGGTGGTAATGCAGAAAAAACAGATGATGTAAGATTAGCGTTAGGTGAAAGAACTTTACAACAAGCTAAAAAAGAGTTTGGTCTAAACGATCAAAACATTTACGACAAAACATATATCAGAGATAGTGAAATCACATGGTTGAATAGAAACAACTATGATTGGATTTATTCTACAATTTTAGAACATGTAAATCAGGCAAACTTTGACGCAGGTTGGAGATATGATGTAGATAGTTTTGATGATATACAATTTACAACTTATAGACCTGGTGGATTTTATGGCTGGCATCCAGATGGTGGTTCAGATCACTTTGCTAAATTAAAAAGAGATATTCCTGGTGTAACTACAAAAGAAGAAAAAGGTAGATTTACACATACACAAGCAGCTGATAGAGTAGGTAAAGTAAGAAAATTATCTGTAACTGTAAACTTAAATAGTGGTGATGATTATATGGGTGGTGATCTTAAATTTTCTTTAGATGAACACCAAACAAAATATGATAGTAAAGAATTAACAATAGATGAGGCAAAACAACCTGGTACAGTTATTGTTTTTCCAAGTTATAAGTATCATTGTGTAACACCTATTACACATGGTGTTAGATATTCACTTGTATTGTGGATGTATGGAAGGCCGTTTAAATAATGAAGTCAATAGAATTTTTTAAAGCATATAGTTATCTACCTATTGAAGGTATCATATCGCCAAAGATGGCACACTTTCTATATAACTATGTAAAACAAAATGCATATAGATTATCTGTATTAGAAAATATGGATAAAGACATGCAAGATATAACACTAAGAGAATACCACGGTGTATTTGATGATACACAAGCTTTTGGTGATTTTAGTAAATACGGTGATCCTACATTTGATACTTTGATGTGTTATATAAAACCACAATTAGAAATATTAACAGATTTAAAACTAACTGAAACTTATTCTTATCATAGATTATATACAGAGAATACAGAATTAACTAGACATAAAGATAGACCAAGTTGTGAAATAAGCATGACATTATGTTTAGGATATGATATATCAAATATGCCAAAAGAAGAACAAGATTGGAACTGGCCAATGTGGGTAAATACACATGAAGAAGATAGAGAAGTCTTTATGAAACCAGGAGATGGTATCATTTATAGAGGTTGTGATATAGAACATTGGCGTTTACCATTTTCAGGCAAAAATCATGCACAAGTATTTTTACATTATAATAGTGAATTACAAAACAAATTTGATAACAGACCATACGTAGGAATGCCTGGTTCTTTTCGTTCTAAATAATTTTATGACAACTACAAGATATTTAATCATAGACAAAAAAGACGAAGTTTATCTAAAGATAGAAGCTGACGCAGATATTAGAAGAGAACTTGGCGAGTACTTTACATTTGAAGTACCTGGTTTTAAGTTTATGCCACAATATCGTAATAGAGTATGGGACGGAAAAATTAGATTATTTTCATATGCAACTGGTCAAATATACGTAGGTTTATATCCATATATTGTTAACTGGTGCAACGAAAACAAAGTACAAATTGTTGATGGTTCTAAGATTAAAGATAATGAAGTAGACGAAAAGTATATTGATAAGTTTCTAAAAGCATTAAAAATACCAAAGATACAAATAAGAGATTATCAAAGAGAAGCGTTTATACATGCAGTAAAAAAAGATAGAACTTTATTACTATCACCAACAGCTTCAGGTAAATCACTTATTGTTTACTTAATATTAATCTATAATTTACTTAGATTAAAAGAAAAGAAAAATAATAAAGTATTAATTATCGTACCAACAACATCTTTAGTAGAACAATTATTTAAAGATTTCAAAGACTATGGTTATAATAGTGATAGAAACGTACATAAAATATATCAAGGACATGGTAAAGATACAAACAAAAGAGTTGTTATATCTACATGGCAATCAATATATAATCAACCTAAAAAGTGGTTTGAACAATACGGTATGATAATAGGTGACGAAGCACACTTATTTAAAGCTGTATCATTAACAAAGATATTAACAAAATTAGATAAATGTAAATATAAAGTAGGTCTTACAGGTACTTTAGATGGTACAAAAACTCACAAATTAGTTTTAGAAGGACTGTTTGGTACAGTCAATAAAGTTGTATCTACAAGTCAATTACAAGAAAACAAACAACTTGCAGATTTAAAAATAATGTGTCTAATACTTGAATATGATGACACAAGTAGAAACTTTTTAAAAGATAAGAACTACCAGGAAGAAATGGACTTTTTGGTATCAAATGAAAAAAGAAATAAGTTTATACGTAACTTGGCATCCAACTTACAAGGTAATACTCTATGTTTGTTTCAGTATGTAGAGAAACATGGAGAAGTAATATATAATATGATAAAAGATAAGGCAACAGACAAGAAGGTATTTTATGTTCACGGAGGAGTTGACGCAGACGAAAGAGAAAAGATTAGAGAAATTACAGAAAAAGCTGACAACGCTATTATCGTTGCAAGTTATGGGACTTTCTCTACTGGCATTAACATTAGGAACTTGCATAACATTATTTTTGCTAGTCCTAGTAAGTCCAGGATAAGAAACTTACAATCAATTGGTCGTGGTTTAAGATTAAAAGATAATAATTCACATGCAACTTTATATGATATTGCAGATGATTTAACTTATAATGAGAAAGAAAATTATACATTGGCACATTTTAGAGAAAGGATTAAGATATACGGTGGAGAAGAGTTTAATTACGAAATCCACAGCGTTGAACTTAAATAAATAGTAATATGGACAAAAACACAGTATCAAAGGGTGTAAAGATTGTTAAGTTAATGAATGGTGACGATATAGTTACTATTCTACCTAAAGAACAATTAGACGATAAATCGCCGTTCCTGAGATTAAGCAAACCATTACAAATTAAGTATGTACCTCAATTTACTGATAGTGGTTTTAAAGATTATGTAGCTTTAATTCGGTGGACAAACTATACACATGACGAGATCGTTTCTATCCCTAAAGATAAAATATTAACTATCACCAATGCTTCTAATGAAATGACCAAGTCGTATAACGTTATAAGTACAAGTTATTCGCAGTTAGAAGAGAAACAAAAGAATGATAAGATATACTCACAAGAAAGAATGTCAGACGAGAAGAATGAAGAGTATAACGAGATATTTGATGAATTTAGAGATATTAAGAAGACAGTACACTAAGCTGGTGGTTCTCTCATCAACCGGGGACACCCCCTATTATAGGTATTTTGGCAAGATTGTCAATGGTGAAACGAACCGAAACCGAAAAATTTTAGTGTAACAAAAATGACGAATTATATAATACTAGCATTGACAATTTAGACAACTTATAGTATATTGGAGATATTATGGCACAAACAAAAAAGAAACCGGAACATTATGTAGATAATAAACAATTTCTACAAGCAATGATTCTTTATCGTAAGTCTGTAAACAAGGCGAAAAGAGCTAAATTAGAAAAGCCACCAGTTACAGATTATATCGGTGAATGTTTTTTAAAAATTGCAAACCACCTATCATATAGACCTAACTTTATAAATTATACATTTAGAGATGATATGATTAGTGATGGTATAGAGAACTGTTTACAATACTTAGATAATTTTAATCCAACAAAATCAAATAATCCATTTGCCTATTTTACACAAATCATTTATTTTGCATTTATTAGAAGAATACAGAAAGAGAAAAAACAAGTAACAATCAAACAAAAACTAATAACAGAAGCAAACTATGATGATATGACATTGCAACCTGGAGAAGATAGAGAATTTAAAAATCAATTTACAGAGTTTTTACAAAAGAATACAATTGTAGATGAACCTGTTAAAAAAGAAAAAAAGAAACGAAAAGCAAGGAAAACAAAAAGTACTTTAGAATATTTTATGTGATGAAAACATTTATATTTCCAAGTGAAATATATGAGCTCAAGTTGAATGTGAACAATGAAGAACTTGCACAACATATTTTACTATTAGAAAAAGAAACAGAAACGGTCAACTTATCAAATGTAGGTGGTTGGCAAAGTGATGATGAGTTTATACAATCTTCGGCAGCTGAAGAGGTAAGAGAAGAAATTGCCAATGCAGTTGTAGGTGTTTGTAATTCATTACCTTATAAAAAATCTGTTAAAGTAATTATGGATAATGGTTGGGCAAACGTCAGCCGTTATAAAGATTATAATAATACACATGAACACCCACATTGTATTTGGTCGTGTGTTTATTATGTACAAGCTAATGATGATACAGGTAATCTAACATTTTTAGATCCTAAGGTGAAAAGAACTATGTATAATGATGAAATCTATTTAGAGAACTTATCTAATCCAGCAAGTACATTTACTTATCAAGTTGTACCTCAAACAGGTAAACTAGTTGTATTCCCTTCTTACTTATCACATAGAGTAGAACCTAACCCCACAGCTCATCCTAGAATTAGTATAAGTTGTAACTTTTATTTAGAATTATGAAAATAGCTTTATTAAACGACACACACTTTGGTTGCAGAAACGATAATCCTGCCTTTATAGAATATCAAAACAAATTTTATAATGATACCTTTTTTCCTTATATAATAGAAAACAATATTGATACCTTAATACACTTAGGTGATGTTGTTGATAGAAGAAAATTTATTAATCATAATACAGCACACAATTTTAAGAAAGTATTTTGGAATAGATTAGATGAACTTAATATTGATACACATATAATTATAGGTAACCACGACACTTATTATAAGAATACAAACGAAGTAAACGCATTACAAAATTTAAACATTAATAAAAATGCTAAAATTTATACAGCTGCGACAGATGTAACCATTGATGGTTTAGATATACTATTCTTACCTTGGATTTGTGATGATAACTTAGAAGATAGTTTAATTTCTATTGATAATACATCAGCTGAAATAGTTATGGGGCATTTAGAAGTAAAAGGTTTTGAAATGCATAAAGGCGTATTCAATGACCATGGTTTAGAAAAAGATCAGTTTACAAAGTTTGAAAAAGTATTATCTGGTCACTTTCATAAAAAATCAGATGATGGTCGTATCTATTATTTGGGAACACAATACGAGATTACATGGTCAGATTATAAGTGCCCAAAAGGCTTTCACATTTTTGACACAGGTACAAGAGAGCTAGAAAGAGTATCAAACCCTTTAAGAATGTTTAAAAAGTTTTACTATGATGATGTAGATAAAGATTATACAAACATGAACTTATCTGAATATGATAATTGTTTTGTTAAGATATTTGTACAAAATAAAAATGATGATGATATGTATAACAACTTATTAGAAAAGTTTTATAATACTATTAACGTACATGAATTACAAATTGTGGATGCACCAAGTGATTTGACCACAAGTGTCAGAGAAGATATATTGGATCACGGTGAAGATACTTTAACCTTTTTAGGTAATTATATTGACCAAATACAAACAGATGTAAATAAAGACAAACTAAAAAAGTTTGCAAAAGAGTTATATACAGAGGCAAGTGAATAATGGAATATTTTAATTGGGGACCATTAGTTGGTATTTTTAATGTAGAACAAAGTTTTT